GTTATGAGTTCCAGTTAAAAGCTCTACTTTAAAGCTTGTTGTCAGAGTAGATGTTATTGCCATATTAAATACCTTTAATTATTTTTGCTAAGTCTTCACTACCTCCACTAGATAAATCTTGAATTAAGGTAGCCTTATAAGATTTTAAAGCATTTTTAATATATATCAAACATACTTTGTATATTAGTTCTTGATAGGCTCTTGCCTGAGCCTTGACATGCTCTTCATTATCGTCTGAAACTCCTACTATTTTGTCAGTCAATTGTTTTGCCCAAAACTCTGGAGGATGGCCTCCATACTGAGTAGTAGCTATCTCTACCATGCCCAATTCAGGCAATCCGTCTGGAGTAATCTTTATTACCATTTGTTTGGCTCTACAGGGTCATTTTTCTTTAAATGGGTGTCATGCCTATCTATTAAAATTGGTTCTTTTTCTTTTTCTGGTTCTTGATTCTTCATAACTTCGCTACGATTCATACTTTGTAAGTTACCTTCATCATCAGATAAAACTATAAGAGGATCATCTAAACGATGATATCCATATAACTTTTCTTCTGCTGGAATTGCTGCATCAAGCAAGTAACTTGATTGAGCTACCTCTACTTTCATTCCATCACTCATACATTTGCTTAACCAAAATTCAGTACAAGCTCGGCCAGCTTCTGCAAAATATAGATTACCTTTATAGCCATAATCTACGCCAAATATCTGTAAATGGCCTATTTTATTGTATAAAGCAAAAGCTATTGCATAAGCAACAGTATTGTTAAGATAATGACATCCCCATTCTTTTAATACTTCGTTTATTGGATATTCAACTAAGCCAGGACATCTATCATCTAGCTCACATGTATATATTGGACCTTCATGTTCTTTTAACACTTTAGCCATACTATTAGTTTGGCCTCCTGCATCGTCTGTGTCTAAAAACCTAGATGGTGGATCCATCATAAAGACTCTATCATGGTATATAACGTCAGAAACTGCATTAATTACCCATATTTCATCAAATTCTGCGCCATGTGATTTTGCCATGCAGTAGTCAAACCAACTCCTGCCCATGCCAACAATGGCTACATTTTTCCCTTCAAGTTCCTTGATTGGATTCATAACTTTCTCCTTTTGTTAAGTTAACTTACTTGCGAGCGGAGTGAGTCATATCGGTATTCATCTCGTCTACCTCTTGCCTCGGCTCGTTCTTTTATTCTTGCTATTTCCTGCGCGAATCTATTTTCATAATTTGCTAATAAATCTGGCTCACCTTTCATAAAAGTATGGCCTTCAATTAAAGATGCGTATAGTAAAGCATCTCTAGCATTAACAGATAACCAGGTCCCTGATGTATCTGAAACTAAGCTTGTTGGTTTGTATAGGTAATGTAATTCTACTGTGTAATTTGCATCTGGTACTGGAGCTAGTGCTATTGTTGAACCAGAGCTAGAAGATGTTGAATATGCTTTATCATAGTCTGCATAATACTTTGGCAAGCCTCTTAAAGAAGTATCACTTAGATCTGGAGTGTATTCTTGCATAAAACTTGGATGTTTCTTTAATAAAAAATGATAATCATTAGTGGTTGAATCTATAACTGCTAATGAAAAACTAAGAAGAAAATCATTTGGAGCTGTTAAAAATCTGTTTCCAGTTGTTACTGTGCCTTGAACATTTTTACGAAATACATCTTCTTGAACTAAGTTAAATATTCTATCTTCTGCATTTTTTACAAAATCAGCTATTGTTGCAACAAAAGTAGATTCATCATTATTAAGATAGTTTTGAATTAAGGTTGTTAGCTCTGAATAAGTCATGTTGTAATTGTAACCTCTCCTAAAGATGATGTCATTCTATAACCAGGTATGGGATTACCAATTATATTATCGTTATTACTTAGTATGTAGCCTTCTCCAACCTCAACATCATTATTAGGTCTCGGTTCATATAAAGCTTCTGGATCTGATATAGCTGGAGTTGGTTCTAGTTGAGGATGTTTAGTCTCAAAACATTCTGGACAAGTTTTTAAATTGTTCCATTCTTTTTTAAGTTCTAATAATTTATACTCAAAACCACATCTATCACACAGAGCTTTAGCAAATTTAGCTGAAGCATAAGCCATTAACTTATATAGGGTCTAATTCTAAATGAAGCCCTATCCTCGTCTGTTGATGAAGCTCTTTCAAATTCTTCCTCATACATTTGTTTTAACATGCCTGACTTTTCTGGAGCTTTCTTTACTGATATGTAATAAGCTAAACCAGCTGCAAAACAAGGATAAAACCTAAAAGGCATATCCATAGTATTAATAGCTGTATCTGCATCATCCATTCTTACTAGCTTATTAAATACTAATACATCTGTAGAATTTTCTGGAGCTGGCCATATTTTTAGAACTGCTGCATTTTGTTTATCTAGAAAGAATTGACTAGGCCTTCCTGTTGTTGCTTTGACTGGTATATTAAGATATTCGCTACGGCTTAATCTTCTCATAGATAAATCAGTCGTTACGCTGCCTTCAGTTCTTCTAAGACTACAATCTAATATATCTATTACGTTAGAGTTTAAAGTATAAGTTAAGGTGTCTTTAGTAACAGTTTGAGTAGCTTCCTCTATTGTCCATTGATTTAAACCTCTATTAGCCCATTCAGCTAACATAAGGTTTATAGAACGTTTTGCACTTACTAAATCATAACCAGTACGTAATTCAAGCCCACATCTTTCAAATGCTTCCTCAACAAACTCAGTTACGTTTGGTTCAAAATTTGTACTACTTGATGTTGTCATCTTCTTTATCCTCTGGAGCGTATAAATTGTTAAACGTTACGTTTGGATCTATATAACTCTCATGTTCTTCTGCTGAATGTGTCCATTGTGAAGGCATAAAATCTGGCGCTCCTTCACCTACACGCCATAAAGCAGGATTTGTTGCTCTAACTCTATTATTAGGTAAAGCTACAAAATTACCAGTATACTCGCCAGCATCTGTTAAATATAACACATGTGACTGCTTATGTTGAGCAGGATCATCTGCTATTGAATTATTAGTATAGTCTACAGTAAATAAATACTTGCCTGTATGAAATTCACCACCTATTTTACAAAGCCAAGGTGATGAACTTACTCTATCTAAAACTACAACAGAGTGTTCGTGACTTAAACAATCCCATGGTTGAGCTAAATGATCTTCCATAGCAGTTGGCCACTCTTGTAATGGTATGTCTGCTATTAAAGCCTGAATAGGCATTCTAGCCCACATAGCGCCACCATGAATATTTGGCGCGTCTTCTTCATTATCTATTTCACATCCAGTAAAAACTACTTGAAATGATAAAGATCTATCTGGCAATGTATTTACAGCTATAATGAGAGCATGTAAATACTCTCCGTGATAATTACTATGATTTGCTGTAAATTCTTTTCTTACCCAACATTTAAACTGCGGTATGTTAGAAATTAAGTATGACATCTAAGGTGCAAATTAAACTTTGCCGCCTTTTGACATATATTTAGTACCCTTCATGGCTCCACCTTTTGACATATATTTAGTGCCTTTCATAGCGCCACCTTTGGACATATATTTAGTGCCTTTTACAGCTCCGCCCATTGCATATCCTTTAGTTTTTTTAAACATTCTATTCTCCTAACTTATTGTAGTTACTTTTCTACGGTTATTCATAACTTTACCACAGCCTTTAGCTATAAAACCACCATTACTTTTTTTGACTCTGCCATCTTTCCAGCTAATTGCTTTTGGACCTTTTTTCTTTTTTGCTGCTGAAGTGCATTCAGACATAGTTGGTCTACAAGCAGGATAACTTTTTCTTTTTTCACCCTTTTTACGTCCGCATGTTTTGCCTGTTTTACAATCAACCCAGCCTTTGCCATCGTTTTTGTTAAACCAATCTCTTAGATTTTCTTTAGCCATTATCCTAATTTAGTCTTATGACGTTTACCTGAAAGCATATTATTAAATCCTCTAGCTGAAACAAATGTTACTTCTCCACCTGTAGCTTTTTTTGTTTTTGATTTGTTGCCGTAATTAGCTGCACCTACTTTTCTACATTGTACTAGTCTGCCACTAGCATAAGCACTTGGCCAAACTTTAGCACTACGCTTTACTTTATGATAACAAGCATCTTTTTTACCTTTAGCCATTTAACATTTCCACCTTCGTCTTGCTTGACGAATTCTTGAATTAGGATCGTTTTTAGTTTTAGCTGAACTTTTTTTAAGCTGTCCTGCTGACCTAGCACAATAAGACTTACGCCTTTTTGCAGCTTTACTGCCTTTTTTAACTTTACCAGTTACTGCTGTTTTAAGTTTACTGCCAGGATTAGCTTTTCTATAGGCTTTTACACCTTTTTTGGTCATTCCCGCCCCACTTTTAGTAGGACGGTAATTTCCACCTTTACCAGTTGTTTTGCGTATAGGTTTAGCTGTTCTTCTTTCAGCCATTATAAAAATTAATCAAAATCTTTATAAACTGTAAGCACTATTACATACGAATCGCCGTCAGAATGCCCAGTAGTAGTCAGCATAATATCGCCAGTTTTTCCACTGCCTGATGTATTTCTAACTCCTCCAAATTCTGTAAAATCTTCGTCTGTTGTATAGTCTGCGTTTAAATCCCAACAGATTGTATCTGTAGTTGCATCCCATAAAAGTTTTACACTCATTCCAAAGGTAGAATATACAATTTTTGCTAAACGTACGCCTGTACATGCTTGGCCTGTAGAGCTATCGCTTAAAGCGCTAACATCTATTTTTTTAACTGCTGCCTCGCCTGTACCATCTGATGTGCTTGTCAACTGAATAATAGCGACTCTATCGCTATCCATTAATGTTGTTGAGGTTACTGCGTCTGCCATATTAAGCTCCTACTTACGCGTCAGCGAATGCAGTTACTAAAGTTCCTGAACCTAACATAATGCCTTCTACAGCATATTTAGCAGTAGCCATAGCTGTACATTTTACAATACTACCTGCTAATCCACCTTTAGTTGATCCATTCATTGTAATAACATCGTTAGATGCACCTGAGATAAAAGTTTTACCTGTTGCATTGTTAACACCAGTATATAAACCGCCTACGAATTTATCAGTACCATCGGTTAAGATGTCCATATCTGTTGCTGCTGTAACTACTACAAAAGTAAATGTAGCACCTAAGTTATTGGTTTGATTTGGATCGTCATTGCTTCCTGGAGCAGTTGATACAATTGAAGGTAAAGTAAATTTACCATCTGCATCGTTACATACAAGAACTTTACCTGCATGGTCTGCTACTGTAAGAGTAGTGTCTGCAGTTAAACTAACAACGTTAGCGTTACCTGCTGAAATAAATCCTGCTAGTGACTGGATAGGACCAGAGAATGTTGATTTTGCCATAATTTCCTCCTGGGAAATAAGTTCTACCGTCTTGGCTTGTCTGCTAGGTCAGTCTGTAGAACAAGTTAATTAATCCTAGTCCTTTGATTGTATATTACTTTTAAGCAAAAAAAAAGGGAGCCGAAGCTCCCTTAAGACAATCAATTAAGATTATGCTCCTTGTGATGCGAACACCGCTCTCCAGTTGGAGAAACCAAAAGAGTATCTTTCTCTAGCTTTGTAACGCATGTTACCAGTATCGAAATCACCTTCTAGTGAAGTTTGCATTGGGCTTCTTTCAAAATGTTTGAATCCATCAGGACAATCTGTCTTGAGGAACCAAGCATCAGTATCTGTTAGATAGTTGTTAACAACATATCCTTCAGGGACCATACCCATATTCTTAATAGCATTAATGTCATTGTCAGAAGTTCCTACTCTGCCTGGGCTTTGTAGTAATCTGTCAGCAACAAATTGTAATGCTGGTGGAACAATAAGCTTTCTGCCTTGTAGAGCAATTGTCAAATTTCTGTCATCAACTAAAGTTGAAACATTAATAAGAGCATCTTCTAATGAAGTCTCGTTTAAGTCAGCATAAGCTGTTGGTCTGTTACTTGCAGTACCACCGCCACCTAGAGGGTGAGAGTTTGATACTAAAGCAACACCATCACCACCAGTAAAACTACTGCTAAAAGCGTTATTAAGAACAGCAGCTGCCTTAATTTGCTTTGTGTTTGCCATAGATCTAGCCAAGGCTTTTGTATACCTTGAACCAAGTCTATCGTATAAGTTATCTTCAACTGCTTCTTCAGTTAGAGAGAAAGCTAAAGCAACTGTTTCGTGGGCATAACGTGCAGTAAAGCCTTCAGTAGCATTGTCATATTCGACAGCGTTACCTTCGCCTTTTACTGATGCGTTACCAAAGCCAACGATCATTACTTCTTCTTCAAACGCTCTGTCTGATGATTCAGTTTCATATATCTCAGTATGTTGATTATCATACCTATCATATTCCATGCCGAACAAGGCGTTTAATCCTGGTTCTAATTCTTTCGCTAATTGCGCTCTATTTATAGCCATTATTATACTCCCGCAGCAGTTCTGTTAAAATGCTCGGCAATTCTGACGATAAAGTTAACATTGGTTGATAAAGACCCAGTTCCTAACGCATTGTTAGAAGGATC